CGTATTGTTTCCATTGAGTGTAGATAAGTTCTTTTGCTGCACCTCGTTCCCCTAATCCGTAAACCTTCCACATAAAGTCATCAGGTAGGTTTTTATACTGTTCAATGTTTTTTATTTGTGATTCGGATAGGTTTGGTAGGTTGTTAAGGTAAGTAGAATGAATGCGTTTGTTTTCAGGGTTGTCGGCTATTTCGTAAACCCAATTAACAAAGTCAGCAGGATTCCAATCAAGAAACACCTTTCCTGTGGTTCGCATTAGTAATTGGTCGTAAAGTGTACGCTTGATTAAGTTGGCTTCGTTGATGAATAGCACATCCCTTGCTGGTCCTCTTGCCTTGCTTTCATCTTCAAGTCCAAATAGTTCAATGTAAGACCCATTGGAATAAGTGTATATAAAATCCGAAAAGCTAAAGTCATTGTCTTGCCATAAACCCCAATTCTCCATTATAGATTTAAAATCCCTATAAACTCCTCGCTTGATATGTGGAAGGGAATGAGAAACAATTGAAATCCTAGTCTTTGGATTGTTGTAGGCTATTTCAATCAGTAACTGAACAATGGAATAAGACTTTGAACTCCTTGTGCCACCTTCATTGCAAATGACAGGATAATTGCCTTCGTATGCTCTTTTGTTGGCAAAGAATACTGGTGTTGCATTAATCTTCAATTGGTTTGCATCGGTCATCTTCTTGTATTACTATTTGAACGCTACCTTGAATGTTTGCGTTAATGTCGGTTGTTTGTTTTGCTCTACCTTCTAATCGGTCAAGTATTTCCTGATAAGCACGGATGTCTGATTTAAGTGCTTTTGCGACCATTTTCATATCCATTTGTTCCAATACAGTAAATTCTTCTAATTCCCCTGTAACTGGGTTTCTTATTTTTTGTACTAATTCAAGTAACCTTAATAATCTTGTTCTTGAATTTTGCACACCTTTTGGTCTACCATTTGGATTACCTGATTGACCTTTTTCAAAATGTTGTAAATTATCTATTCCTGCCATTGTATTTCCATTGTTATTGCAAAGTTACTTTAATTCCCAACTTGTTGTTAATCTATGTTTTGAATTTGTGCCTTTATTGTTAGACCCGTGTAATATTCCACTTGATGCTATCATTCGCCCAAAATGTTTACACGACCAATTTTTATCTTTCTTTAATCCAAACATCAAACTAGGTGCTGAAGTTACAATTGTAAATCTCCACCCATTCTTAACATAATATTTACCAATTTCGTTCAAAAATCGTATTCCTATGCCCAAACCTTGATAGTCAGGTAAAATAACCAATCTATGCACCTTTTTAATGGTTTTAGCGATAGGATGAGGCAAATGCAATACACTACACATACCACACAATTGGTCGTTTAAAAACGCACTAAAAACCATTGCTGCGTTATTGTGAGAATGACTTAAATAATGGTGTTTAGCAAACACTTTCCAGATTGACTTATCGTTTGTTTGGAATATCTCAAATTTAATGTCTGGTCTATTTTTTTTTTGCCCATCGTTTGAACGAAAGGTCATTGAATCAGTATCAAATACCCAATCCGGTAATAACCATTCCTCTACGTCATAATGACAAGTAACTGCAATAAATTGTTTATTTGTTTTCCTTATTGCTTTTTGCATAGCAAATGAACCAATTTGAGCAACATTCCTATCAACTACACTTGTAAATTCATCAAATACAAATAAATTTTGTTCTTCTAATATTGCTCTTGCAAGGTCAACCCTCATTTTTTCTCCATTAGAAAGAACTGAATATGGTTTTAACCAAGAAGGTGGGGAACTAAAACCTACTGAATTAAATGCCTTTGTAATATCTTCAACTGAACAATTTTTAGGCATATCATCCAAAATTGTCTCTGCTAAATATTCAAAATTGGTTATATATGATTCAGGAAATAATTGTTTTGCAATGGTAGTTTTACCACTACCACTTTTACCTACAATTAATCCAATTTGCCAATTATCATTAATATCTATATTGCCTTCAAAATGTTCTTTTATTTGATTAGATTCTAAATCAAACTTTCCCATAATAGAAGCAACTCTAAATGTTTTCTTTGGTTCAGCAGTTTTTATAATGTTAAAAGTCGGCATTCGTAGTTTTGTTCAATTAGTTTATTATAGGTTTGTTCTTGTTCTTCTTCTGATTTACAAATAATTTCTATTTTAAATTCTGATTTTAATTTATCACTTAAATCAATTTGTTCTTTTTCATCAATTACATCAAAATTAGGTATGTCTAATCCCCAATCGGTAAGTTCTTGTGCATCCCAATTATTTGCTAGGTCATCCCAATCCCATTCGCCATAACCAACATTGTCCTTTACAATAAATTCTTTCTTTTGTGGTTCGCTTAAATTGTTAGCGTGTATTACAGGAACATCAGTCATTCCAGCTTCAATACAAGCCTTTAATCTCATATTTCCACCTAAAACCATATTGTTTTCATCAATGACAATTGGTCGTAGTTCAAGCATTTGGGGGAAATCTTGTATTGACTTAACCAGTTGTTTAAACTTAATATCCTTTATGATTCTTGGATTGTTTGGGTTTGGTTTGATTTCGTTGATTAACATTATCGGTTTTTTGTTGGTGTTCTTATAGATGCTGATTTAACAACATTATTTATAATTAGATTATTGTAGCCAATTTCTTTTTTACACTTGCATTTGATGGTGTGTTCCTTTATGGAACTTTGCCAAACATAGTCCTCAATAATTATCCCACATTTGCACTTGTATTCTCTTTTACAAAATGTATCTTTCATTATCCTTGTCGGTTATATGGTTTTGTTGGTTTGTCTTTTGGTCCGTTACTTTTTTTGTACTTACCTTTTTTTCTTGTGCCAAAGTTTACTTTACCAGCTGCGTTTAGTTTCGCCATTATTTATACTTTTCAATTAATTCGTTTAATTCAGTCCTTGACCATTTCTTTATGAGCCTGTGTTGACTTTCTAGGTGTAATACCATTCGTTCGCCTATTTTATCAATTAGGTTTCTGCGATAGCCTATTAGGTGGAATTGGTCAAAGCCGTTGCAGGATTTACATTCTCCGTTTACGTTGTACTCATCAAACCTTAATGCTGAACTACCCTTAACAGGAACGTAGTGTCCAGCATCCATACTTTCATAATCTTTAACCTGACCGCAACTAATACAAGTAAAATATCCATCCTGACTATCTCTAGTCCTTATGTAGCGGTTAAATATTTGTTGAGCCTTTGCGGTTAATCTTGGGATTGATTGTAAAGCCATAATGCAAAATTAGGGTTTTATAGTACGAAAAACAACTATTCGGTCTTTATGGGTAAATCGTTTCTTATTGACTGGGTTTAAGGATTGTTTGATTTGGTATTCATTTACTCCTGTTATTCTTTTAGCGTAGGATATGGATTTAAATATTATTTCTTGTTTATTGTCTAGGTATATCATTCTCACAGGCTGCGAGTTCTCTGCTCCGTTCATTTGCTATATCGTTTAGTAATCTTGTTAATGGAATTAAAAATCCTTTGGAACTGTTGTTATCACCTCCGTTTTTAAGGAATAAGTTTTCTTTATAGTAAACCCTACAAACTTGTTTTAGTGCTTTTGTTGGGAATATAAAAGATATATCAAGTTCATCTATTCTATAAATCCAATATTCAGCGGTGGTGGTTGCTAATCCGCTGGGCTTATTTCTTGATTCGTATTCAAAGAATAAGTTTCCTGTTTTATGAATTAACCTATCGTTTTTTACTTCAATATGTTTACCATCAGAAAACATATAATTTATCAAATCTTCGGCTTTTTCGCCAAAGTTTAGGTCGTGTGTAAAGCTGGATGAATATTTCATTTAAATAGTCGTTTTAATTCGTAGTAAAAGTCAAATGTTACCAATATGGTAATGGCAAGGATAAAGCCTATAAATATCCTTGTAAACTCAAATATCAATTTAAATAGTTCTTTCATAGTTGATTATTAAAGTGCATCATTAATGAATATTTCTTGCATTGCTGCCTCATTGTTTCATCATCAATTAGCATATCATTAGGTTTCTTTGATTGTGCTAAAAATACCGCTCTTACTTTTGCTTTAATAGTTTCGCCTTGTTCCTTTGATATTTTAATTTGACCTCGTTTCCACATATAATCAAATACTTGATGGTTTAAGAATTTCCAATTCTTTTGCTCCGATTTATCCCACCATTCTTTTTCATCCTTTATAACTTGCTCTTCATTTATCTGCATTGGTGTTTCGTTTATTTCGTTTATTTGTGTTTTTTGCCTTACCTGTACTGCTATCTTTTTGTATTCAGCCATTACATCGCCAAAGAATTTAGGGCTAAATGAACCATAGTTCCTATCTACATCTAAACGACCTAAAACATAAAGTTCAAATGCTGCTCCTAATTCCTTTAGTTTAAATATTCCATAATTCTTTAATACAAAGTCAACTAGGAACTGAAATTCAGGGCTTGTTGGTGGAACTGCACCGCTTAACTGAATACAGGTTTTTAAGTGTTCAGCTACTTCAATGCTGGAACATTTTGATATGTGCATTGTTTGTAAGGCATCATAAATTTTAATCTCGCTTTGGTTCAATGTATTTAAGACTGGCAAGGTTTGTGAAGTTACGTTCACTGACATTGGGTTTATAACTTGTGGTAGCATTTCGGATAATGATTTCATCGTTAAAAGATTTGTTGTTTAAATATGTGGTTGGGTCTTTACGGAATGTTTTATCAGGTGTTGAATTTACATACTCTTGTACTATTTTTAAAGCTAATTGCTTTTCCTCATTTGTCAAAATATTCCATTTAGTAATGGCTTTTTCTTTACTAACTTTTTTATCGTAATCATTCCACCATTGTTCAAATTGCCAATCGTGTATTTTAGCTTTAGTTTTATTTATAGTTTTATTTTCATTTATAGTTTCAGTTTCAGTTTCCATATGCTTTGCATATGCTTTGCTAGTGCTATCATTTTTAGATGATTTAGCGTTATTTCTCCTTGATTCACTAAACTTTTGCCTACGAATTGCCTCGTTATACATCCTTTCGTTAATAAATGCACCATCTTCAATTTTAAATTTATCCCAAATGTCAACATCATATGCAGAGCATATGCTTAACATATCCTTCTCACTTAATTTGCCTTTTTGATGTTGTAAACATAATAAACGAATGTACTTTCCAACCTGTTCGTTGGTCATTGTAAATGTGCCACTCAAGAAATCACTTGTGTAAAATAGCACCGCTGGGTCTTTTGACATAATAAAAAAAGGCTCTAGGCATTCCCCCGAGTAGGATTCAGGGTTCAGCTTCGAGCCAATAAGTTAGTAAACGGATATCCTACATCCTTTGCAAATATAACCTATTTTACCTAAAATGGCAAACTATCTTCTGCCTCTTGTTGGTTTTGGGCAAACTCTTTCTTTGCTTCCCAAACATACTCCTTCCCATTTCCGCAATATTCCTTTTTGGCTTTCTCTGCCCTTTCAGTTGCGGTTTGTCCGTTATAAACTGTGTGGGTATTTTCAAACTTATCTAACTCTTTACGTTTTTCTACTACTATTGTAGCGTAGTGATTGCCGTTTTTGTGTGCAGTAAATTTGATGTCCTCTTTTTTAATGTTTAATACAATCATTGTTTTTAATTTAAGTGTTTATTAATTTTTTCTTCTTCAATTTGATTTTCTGCTTCATTTCTTAATTCCCATTCATCTTCATCAATAACTTCCCAATCGCAATGTTCAAGGCAATCAGGACAAATTCCTATTTCAGTCATATCGGTTTCTGCTCCGCAGCAAGTACTTAATCGCATATTAGTTTGTTTTTAATTTAAAATAATTTAATTCCTCTTTTTTTATATCCAAAGCCAATCTTAATGCAACCCTTAATGTTTGTAAAACGTAATTATCTTTACTTAAAGTTGTGGCTTCTATTTCGGTAATTGATTTGTTTAATTGACCTATCATTAAGTCAATGCTAGGAAATTCATTCATAGTTTTCGTATTGTTCGCTAAAATCACTCATTCGCATAAATGGTTTTGGCTGGGTTAATAATGTGGTTAACATTTCAGGATAGTGTTTTGCCTTGTATTCCTTTAGTTTTGCTCTTGCTTTTCTAATCTCGGTTAAATATTCATTTTTCCAAAATCTATGGCAGGATTCAAACTTCCACTCATAGTAGGAAACATTGTCCCTTAATTTTTCAAGTTTAGTGTCTATCATAAAGTTGATTGTTTGGTTTTAAATATTTCTTTTAATTCAGTGCTATTGTTTACTAATTCAATATTATATGAATATAGCGTTTTTAACTCCGTTTTTGATACGCAAAGGTCAACTGCTAACTCTACATCCAATTCAGTAATATGTGCCTTTAGATAGGCTGATTCATCCGCTTGTTGCATTTCCTCGCTAGTGTATATCCCTGACAAATCCTGTGGGTATGCTTTTCTCAAAGCTAATGCCTCTGCAACCTTACCTAGCATTATATGTGGTTTTGCCCATAAGCCCATAGGTTTGCCATCCTTATCAAATTGGCAATACTCTGCTAAATAAGCAACTCCAACTGATGCCTCAAAGCGGATGTCATTGTGGAATCTAAATACTGAAATCTTACACGAAATCAATACCCCATTTTCATAAGTAAATAATGGCTCGGATTGTCCACCATAAGTTCCTGACCTTTCCGCTATTACACGGAATCCATCAATGGATGTTTGGATGGTCATTCTTTTACCGCCTTTACTCCAGCGGTGAATACAATAAATCTGCCTTGAAAGTGCATCAAGCCCTGTGCGTTGACATTGATACAGGAAAAGTTTAAGTTCTTCTTGGGTTGCTTCAGGTGCAATTTGCGACCTGATTAACTCAATTTGCTCCTTTGTGTAAAGGATTTTGTTTGTTTGTTTTTCTACTTGGTTGTTCATAACTAATGGTTTAGGATGTGAAATTAATACTTTATTTGTTGATAACCAAATTAAATTAATATATTTATGTTAATAAGGTCTTTTTCTAGGCTATCATCGTAGGGGTGGGTAATGTCGTTTTGGATGCAAGTAATGGAATGAATGACTGTTG